GATCAGCACGGGGCAGTTCGCCCAAACCATTGGACTGACCGACCAGATCGGTCGGCAATCCTCTGGTTGGCTCAAATCGGCAGCGTCGCCTGCTGTATAGCCGTTACGGCGGCTATGCCTGTGCGAATTAATCTGGTCGTGCCCCTGGGCGGCTGCCTACGGTCATGCGCCACCAGCGAAACCGGCTGGATCTCCAGCAGGGTCGCGGCGCAGTTTTGTGACGGATCGGCAAAGCCTTCCGCCATGCGACGTGAATAGCACGGCATAACGCCCCTTACCCGAACAACGCCTGGAACGTGAATTTCAACAATGGCAACCAGAACAACAACAATAAGAACAACACGTCCTGGGTCAGGGCGGTCCGCAGATCATAGCGATGCCGATTTGACGGTGGATGAATTGCTGTCTGCCTATTACGACTGTCGCAGGCATAAGCGCACCACCATCAACGCCTTGAAGTTTGAGGAAAAACTGGAGAGTAACATCATGGCTCTATACAGGGAACTGCTGGATGGCTCCTACCGGCCAGGCACCTCCATTTGCTTCGTGGTGACCAGGCCGCGACCACGGGAGGTCTGGGCGGCAGATTTCAGGGATAGAGTGGTGCATCACCTGCTTTACAATCGCATCGCAAACACCTTCCACCGCTCATTCATCGCCGATAGCTGCGCCTGTATTCCTGGGCGCGGCACGCTGTATGGCGTTACTCGCCTGGAGAGCAAAGTCAGAAGCATTACCGAAAACTGGTCAAAGCGGGCCTATTACCTGAAGCTCGATCTAGCAAATTTCTTTGTGAGTATCGACAAGAATATCCTGCGTGACTTATTGGCCAAGAAGATCAGTGATCCCTGGACGATGTGGCTGGCAGAAACCGTTCTCTTCCACGACCCTCGACAAGATGTCAGGATCAAGGGGGCGCCCGAATTGTTGGCGCTTATTCCGCCGCACAAGAGACTCTTTAACCAGCCCGCCCACCTGGGGCTGCCCATCGGCAATCTGAGCAGTCAGTTTTTCGCCAACGTCTATCTCAACCCGCTCGATCAGTTCGTCAAGCACCGCCTGGGCGCCAAGCATTACATCCGCTACGTGGACGACATGGTGCTGTTGCATGAATCTCCCTGGTGGTTGAATGATACAGCCAAGGAAATTGGCGCGTTCGTCTCGTCACGTCTTGCGCTGGCCCTTAACCAGCATAAGACGGTCCTGCAGCCCATCGAACGCGGGGTGGATTTCGTTGGGCAAATCATCAAGCCATGGCGGCGGGTGATGAGGAGAAAAACCTTGGCGAATGCGGTGGGAGCGGTTTCAGCCAAGGGCGGCGAGGATCTTCTGCGGACCGCAAATAGTTATCTAGGGCTGCTGCGGCAGTCTGATCACAGCCACAACGACAGGGCGCAACTGGCGAGGATCGCGATTGGTAAAGGGTATTGCGTGGAGGGTAGGTTCAGGAAGTTGATTAGAAAACGGACAGTAGCGGCATAACAAATTGGCTCGATGGCTGAGCGTGAGTGTTTATTGACGGGAGGAGTGTGTGAGTCGATATCAGGAGTTAGGGCGAGAGGTCGGCGCCCTGGTCGATGAAAAACAGGCCGCTTACGGTGATTCATTCGGCCGAAGCGGCGAGGTAATGCGCATCCTTTATCCACAAGGGATCACGCCCGAGCAGATGGATGATGCTTTGGCAGTGGTCCGAGTGGTCGACAAGCTGTTCAGGATTGCGACAGACAGGGACGCCTTGGGTGAATCGCCGTGGCGCGATATCGCTGGATATGGGTTGTTGGGCGATGAGCAGGTGGAACGGCAGCGGCGGGCAGCAAAGAGGGATGAATGATGGCATCTCCAAGAGCTACCGGCCGGATGATCCGGACCAGTATTTCCGAGTCGGAGGGGTTCGCCAGCCTGTCACCTCAGGCGGCCGTGTTGTTCGCCATGCTGATCCCGCACTTCAACGCTCATGGCAAGATGGCAGGCGGACCAGGGGCGATTAAAGATGAGGTGGTACCGCTGATACCATATTTTTCCTACGAAAACCTCCCTCAATACCTCCAAGAGATTTCCGACAAGACTAACGTCAAGTGGTTTCGTAGTGGAGCCAAGTGGTGGTTGCACGCGCTCAACTTCAAGGCGGAGCATCAAGACCTGCGCACCGACCGGCTCGGCCCAGACGAATTACCTGAATGGTTGAATGGTGAGCGGTTAACGAGCAGCACAGATGCAGCCTTGGAGCAGTCCGGGAGTAGTCCGGGAGTAGTCCTCGCGCGGGAAGGTTTGAAGGGAGAAGAAAGAACGAAAGTCAAACCCCCTCCACCTACCGCGCCTGCGCGCGATCCGTCCCTGGCTGAACAGTCGTTCGAGCGTTGCTTCGAGGTTGAGGAGCACAAAATCCGGCAGTTATTCCCGTTACTCGACTTCGAACTGGTAAAGGCCAAGTGCCTGGCGAAGTATCGAGGCAAGCCGCCCCGGGCTGATCCGCTGGTGACAATCCTGAAATTCTGCGAGTTCGAGGAGGCGGATCGCAAATCGGCGCTACGCCGCGAGCAGTCATCGAAGGGAGGTCAGTATGTTGGGCAAAGCGGAAGAACGGCCAGGGAAAGAGCGCCAGGCCTTATCGAGGCCAACGGCCCCAACGCCGATTTCCTCGGTGATTGGAACGATTCTCCCGCTCCGGCTGCCAGCGGATGATGCCGGTCCGGTGTGCGCTGCGTGTCAAACGGCGATGCAAGCGCTGCCGGCAGGCTTTGGAGGTGGGTATTACTGCCCTGCCTGCAATTTAGCAGGGAGAGATAGTGAACGGCGTGAGCAGCAGGATCGCGAAGAAAGGGAAGAGCGAGAGCGGATCGGGCGACTACGGCTGGAGAAATACCTGGCCGACTCGGCGCTGGGGAGTCGGTTTGTAGGGATGACCTTCGCCGACTATCGGCCGCCCAACCGTGACGCCGCAGCGGTCCTGGAAACGTGTCGGAGCTTTGCCGACACGTTTACGCCGGGGTCGGGCAAGAGCCTGGTGTTCGTTGGTTCTCCTGGCACCGGCAAGAACATGCTGTCGGCGATCATCGGCCAGGAGGTGATGCGCAAAGGTCATTCGTTCCTGCACACGACGGCGGTCAAGGTGGTGCGGCGGTTCAAGGACAGTTGGAAGTCGGGCGACGTGACCGAGGAGGAGGTGCTGCGCTACTTCGTGGCCCCTGATCTGATGGTCATCGACGAGGTAGGCGTGCAGTTCGGCACGGCCACGGAGCAGCTGTATCTAACCGAGGTGATCAACGACCGCTACGAGGCGAAAAAATCAACGATCCTGATCAGCAACCTGACGATCCAGCAGGTTGCTGAGGTGCTCGGTGTCAGGCCGATGGATCGATTTAGAGAGGATGGTAGTCAAGTCCTGGTGTTTGCCTGGCCAAGCTGGCGCCGGCAACAATCGTCCATGTGATAGGGAGGATGGTGATGACTGACGAGACCAAGAGGTGCGAGTTGCCGGAGTGTGGGAAGGTTTTGGTGAGGAAGAAGGGTGAGCGGCCCTCGGATTTCAATAAACGCAGGTATTGCGATCAGCAATGTGCGGTAGTTCATGTCAGCCAAAAGCGTAAAAAGAGGCCGGTCAGCGCCGCTCAACGCCAGTTCAATCCACTATTGGCTCGCTGTCCACTATGATAATGGATTTTTTTCTTTCTTTTTGGTCGCGGGTTGGTTTATCTGCTTGGTATGAGTGAAGTTTCGCGTGAGCATACAGTTCCTGGGCAAGTCGTGCTCCCCGGGATGGCCGATGAACTTGGGTATGAGTCCATAGTACTCAAACCGATATCGGAGCGATTTTGTTGGGAGTACGTGCTACGGGGTGATAATGCCATGCGAGCCTATAAGGTGATCAAGCCGGGCGTCAAGGATAGCACAGCCAGGGTGGAAGCCTCGAAACTCCTAACAAATCCTGATGTGCAGCGGCGGATCGTGCAGATCAGGGCGGAGTTGAAGCGCCGCTATCGGGTGACGGCTGAAGACTTGATGCAGTATCACGGCAAGGTGCTCAAGATCGATCGCGGCGAATATCTCGATGACGACGGCCGGCCTCGGAAGTTGGGTGATATCGATCCGGAGGCGGCCTCTATCCTGGAGTTCGATTGCGAGAAGGACTCTAAGGGGAATATCCGGGTGCTGTTCAAGGTGCCGCAGCGTCACCAGTCGGCAGTGGAGCTGGCGCGGATGATGGGAATGCACAAGGATAAGATGGAATTGACCGGCAAGGATGGTGGCCCGGTCGAGCATTCAGTCAAGGGCTTGCTGTCGGAGATCATGGGCACGACCCGTGAACTGGTCAGTGGCACGCAACAGTCATGACGGATGCGGATTATACCGAAGCCCGGCGCAACTTCGGCGACCGGATGTGGCGCCTGTCCAACCTGTACTGGATACAGGACGAAAAGGGACACAAGGTGAAGTTTAAGCCCAACCTCGTGCAACACTTGCTGTTGGCAAATCTCTGGTTCATGAACTTGATCCTGAAGAGTCGCCAGCACGGGATCACCACGCTGCTCTGTATCGTCTTTCTCGACCTGTGTCTGTTTAATGACAACGTGTCGGCGGGCATCGTCGCGCACAAGCTGGACGATGCCCGCAAGTTCTTTGATCAAAAAATCTACTTTGCCTACAAGAACCTGCCGGAGCAGTTGAAGAAGGAAATTAAACTGCTGTCGGACACCTCGATGGAGCTGGTCTTCTCCAACGACTCGCGAATCTCGGTTGGGGCGTCGCTGCGCTCGGGCACTTGTCAATATCTGCATATCTCCGAGTTCGGCAAGGTTTGCGCGAAATATCCAGAGAAGGCCCGCGAGATCGTGACCGGCGCGATCAACACCGTCCATGTCGGTCAGTACGTGTTCATCGAGTCAACGGCGGAAGGAGCCAGCGGATACTTCTATGATTTCTGTCAGGAGGCCGAGAGGCGCCAACTGGAAGGGGTTGCCCCAAACCAGATGGAGTTCAAGCTGCACTTCTTTGGTTGGTATCAGGATCCGAAGAACCGGCTGAATCTCGACGCCCCACCGCAGCTTACGACGGAGCTGCGCGATTACTTCGAGGAGCTGGCCACCCGCTACGGGATCGTTCTCGATGATGGCCAGAAAGCCTGGTACGCGGCCAAGAAGAAAACGCAGGGCGACGATATGTTCCGGGAATATCCATCGATCCCGGAGGAAGCCTTCCGCTCCAGCGTGCAGGGAGCGTTCTATCGGGTGCAGATGGCGTACCTGCGTGCCCAGGCGCCGTGCCGGATCACGCTGGTCCCGTACGAGTCGAGTATTCCCGTCGACACCGCCTGGGATCTGGGGATGGATGACGAAACCTGCATCCTCTTCCGGCAGCGGGTCGGTATGGAAAACAGGATCATCGACTACTATGAGAACAATGGCGAAGGGCTGCAGCACTACGCCAAGGTGCTGCAGGACCGGGGCTATGTCTACGGCACGCATTATCTGCCCCACGATTCCAAGGTGCGCAGCTTGAACGACAAGGTGACGCGCGAGGAGCGCCTGTACAACCTGGGGCTGCGCAACCTGGTGACCGTGGAGCGCACGCTTGACATCGAGGGCGGCATCGAGGAGGTGCGTAATTTTCTGTTGTCGTGCTGGTTTGATCGCGAGAAGACGGCGCGGCTGGTGGCGGCACTCGATGAGTACCGCAAGAAGTGGAACGAGTCGATGGAGACCTACTCCTCGACGCCACTACATAACTGGGCCTCGAACCCGGCGGATGCCATGCGCACCCTGGCGTGCGGGGTACAACAATATCAGGGCGGTCAGGGGCAGAGCATGAGCGATATTCGCCGGCATCACAGGACGGTGTGACAATGAGCCACGCAATCAGGATGTGGGGAACGGGTGAGTTGACCAGGACGTGCGAGCATGTCCGGCTGCTTAATGGCGACGGCAAGGCACCAGTTGAGTGCATGGTCATTCGCCGGCCGTTGGAGCCGACGGCACAACCGGTGGTGATCGAGCTGCGCAACGCCCACTTCTACTATCCACGAACGCGCGAAGAGACCCTGCAGGCGGCGATGGTGGTGACACAGTTCATGGTCAATCACCTGCGTCTGCCGGTTGATACTGTCTCTATTCGGCGCTTTATCGACTACATTCAGGATGGTTTCGACGAACTGATGGACATGAAGCCGGCCGAGGTGAAAAAGCAGGCTGTCGGTGAATTCAGTGGCTATATCGGCAGCGACAAGCTCTCCGGAGAGATCCTGGAATGAGGGATGCCTTGTCAGCCGACGAAAAGGCCAGCCTCGAAAAGGCGCTGGTGATGATCGACCTGGTTCCCCCACGCGGTGGCCAGGTGGTCATCAACCTGGACCCGCAAAAAAAGGTGACATCCGTCGAGGTCAAGACGGTCCTTCGATAGCTATTGAGCAGTTTACCGGTTCCTGAAGCCCCCGCCTGGCGCGGGGTTCCTTGCAGCCCGGGCAATCCACGCGGCGCGTTTGCGTCCCGTGAGGTTGTCCGGGCTTTTTCTGTATGGAGTGATCATGGCCGACTATCCCGTTGCCGTGCGCGAGCGTAGAGAAGCTCGGGACATTGCCGTGCAGGATACCCAGGGTGGTGGCGCCGACTCGGCGCAGGCGCAGAACGAGATGCGTCTGGCGCAGGTCCGCAACTGGTGGGATCAGGCGCGACTGGCGCAGACGCAAGTGCGCGAGGAGATGGCCAAGGACGAGGCGTTCGTCGATCACGATCAGTGGGACGAGGAAGACCGCAAGGCCCTGGCGGCGCTCGGACAGCAGGCACTGACCTTCAACTTGATCGCCAACACGGTGCGCTGGATCACCGGCACGGAGAAGAAGACCCGGGTTGATTATAAGGTGGCCCCCCGTCGCAAGGACGGCTTGAAGGACGCCGAACAGAAAACGTCCCTGTTGAAATACCTGGCCGACGTGAACCGTACCGCGTTCCATCGGTCGCGGGCCTTTGCCGATACCGTTGCGGCCGGGCTTGGATGGCTGGAAGAAGGGGTGCGCTCCGACCCGGACGAAGAGCCGTTGTTCGTGCGGTACGAGTCGTGGCGAAACATCTGGTACGACCCGTTGTCGGTCGAGCCGGATATGGACGATGCCCGCTACCTATTCCGATCGCGCTGGGTGGATCTGGACGTGGCCAGCGCCATGTTCCCGGCCCAGGCCGATGATCTGCGCCGGGTCTCCACGGAACTGCCGGCGTACCAGACGATCGACGAGAACGGCGAGATGGAAAACCCCTACCTCTACCAGGGGCTGGCTTATTCGACGTTGGTGACGCAGCAGGGAGCCCGGCCACGGGTGCGACTGGTCGAATGCTGGTACCGCACGCCGGAGCGGGTCAAGGTGCTGCGCGGCAAGGGGCCATGGCAGGGTGCCATTCTCGATGAGCGCGATCCGGTTCTGACCTGGGCGGTACAGACGGGTCTTGCCTCAACCTTCGACGCAGTGCGCATGGTCATGCGCTGCATGATCTTCGCCGACAGCCCGCGCGATATCGGCCGGGGCATCTCCTGTGTCCTGCAGGACCAGCTCAGCCCCTATTGGCACAACCGCTTCCCGTTTACGCCGATCTGGGGGTACCGCCGCAAAAAGGACAATGCGCCGTATGGTGCCGTGCGCGGACTACGCGATCCACAGGTCGACCTGAACAAGCGCCGGACCAAGGCGCTGCGGCTGCTCTCCACTAACCAGGTCATCGCCGAGGAAAGCGCGGTCAGTAATTGGCTGGAGACGCTACAGGAAGTCAACCGCGAGGATGGCGTCATCAAGCTGGCCGGACCGAACAAGAAGTTCGAGATCCGCAACCAGGGAGTGCTGGCACAGTCGCACATCGCGATCATGGAGCAGGATGCTCAATACATCCAGCAGGTCGGCGGGGTGACTGATGAAAACATGGGGCGGCAGACCAATGCCGTCTCTGGAGAGGCGATCAAGGCGCGGCAAAGCCAGGGGCACACCACGACCGCCGATTTATTCGACAACCTGCGCTTTGCCGTGCAGATCAGCGGCGAGAAGCAGTTGGCGCTCATCGAGCAGTTCTACGATCAGGAAAAGGAAATCCGCATTACCGGTGAGCGCGGCATCAGCCAGTTTGTCACCCTGAACGGTCTGGATGCTGACAGCCAGATCACCCAGCATCAGGCGGACTTCGTGGTGGATGAGCAGGACTATCGCGCCACGATCCGCCAGGCGATGTTCGACAACCTACTGGATATCACGGCCAAGCTACCGCCGGAGGTTGGCCTGAAGCTGATGGCGCTGGCGTTCGATTTGTCCGACTTGCCGCTGCGTGACGAGTTTGCGGCGGTACTGCGCGAGGTCACCGGGATGCCGACTCCTGGCAAGGAACCGACTCCGGAAGAGCAGGCGATGCAGGAGGCTAAGGCGCAGGCTGATGAAAAGCAGCGCCAACTGTCCGACGACGAGAAGCGCGCAAAAATCAGGTTGGTGCTGGCGCAGGCCAAGAACGCCGACGCGACCGGCACGGCGAAATTGGTTGAAGCCCTGTACAGCGCCATTCAAACCGGCCAAGTCATTGCCTCCGTGCCGGGCGTGGCGCCGATTGCCGACGAGATCGCCGCCAGTGCCGGATTTGCCGACCGCAACGCCGCGCCGATCTTCCCGGCCGGACGAAGCATGGCACCAGTCACCACGGTACCAGCGCACAACACCAACAGCTCCCCGATGTTCCCTGGTCGCGCGGGTAGTCCGGCGACCGGAATGATGGGGGGCATCGAAACGCCCGCTCCGGATGGGATGCGAGCCTAAGGGAGAAACCAACCATGAAAGAAGCATCCATGCTGGCCAACGAAAAGCGCTGGGAAATCGAGAGCGACCTGGAGGCTCTTTGCCGGGCGGAAGCGGTGCGCAAGGATCCGAAGCGGATGGAGGCTTGTCGCAAATTAGCAAAGGAGAAGCTGGAAGAGTCGAAGAAGCGCCGCGACCAGCTGCAATCGATGGTGGATATGGGTGAGGGGAAATCCCTCTGAAAATCACGAACACAGACAAGGAGAAATCGCATGAGCGACGAGAAGGACACAAGCGTTGTTGATCAGGTGGTTACTGGCGCTGACGACGAGATCAGCGCGGAAACCATGGCCAATCTGACCGAGGAAGAGCGCGCCGCCCTGGCCAAGAACGAGGGACCACTGACCCCCGAGGAAGAATCCACCCTGGGTGAAATTGCCAAGGAGCCCCCCGTTAAAACTCAGGGAGCGGAAGCTGGCGGCAAGGAAGCGGTGGCTGCTCCAGAGAATGCTGCCGCCGTGGAAGCCCCGGCCGCCGTCGCTGCCGAAACCGACAGTCTGATGCCGGTGATTGCCGCCGACGAACAGATCGAGGTGCCGGCCAATATCCCCCCGGTCAGTTTCCGGTTCCGTGATGACGGCAAGATCCTGCCGGAGTTCGAGGGCCAGTTCAGCGCCCTGGACGATAAATACGAAGCCGGGGAAGTGACCCTGCGCGAGTACAACCAGCAGCGGGACGCACTCCGGGCCGACATGCTCGCGGTCAAGCAGGACAGCCAGCTCTGGCAGGCGGAGTGCGAAACCTTCTGGAAGCACAACCCGCAGTGGCGGCCCGGTGGCGTGCTGTTCGACATGCTCAACGGCGAGGTGATCCGCATCGCCAGCAGTGAGCAGGGAAAGACGCTGGCCGGAATCGAAGTGATCTATGCCGCGCAGGCGCGGGTGGAGAAAGCCGTTGCTTCCGTGCGGGGCGGCAAACAGCCGGAGCCGGCCAAGCCCGATGCCGACAAGGGCGGTGGTGGCGAGACTGACAAGCGCCCAACGGCAGAGCGCCCCGACCTGAAAACCCTTGGCGGCCTGCCGGCGGCGGAGAGTCCGGAAACGCAAGGGGAGTTCGGCTATCTCGACAATCTGGAAGGGATGGAGCTGGAAGCCGCCGTTAACGAACTCAAAAAAGATCCACATAAGTTCCAGCGGTGGCTGAATCAATGAGCAAGCGCACGCTCTATCTCGACCTGGACCCGGAAACCATCCTGGTCATCGGGGACCGCCGCGATCAGGTCGTGGTGACCGTGCAGGAGAAAAAAGGGCGCAAGAGTCGCCTAAAGATCGAAGCCGCCGATAGCCGGACGATATTCACCATCTCGTCCCAATCCAACAACCGGGCGCATGAGTGCCAACTACCACAACAACGAAGGAGGCAACAATGGCAAGAACGGTAGTGGGACTCAATGACCCCAAAGCGGTCAAGCGCTATTCGCTTGATCTGGCCACGGACGTGCCGAAAGAGATGTACTTCGGCCCACGCTTCATCAGTACCGGCAAGGTGCCGACGCTGCCGGTCCAGCAGCTGATGGAGTTGGAGAGCAACAAGGGCGAGGTGATCAACTTCGACCTGTCGGTGCAGCTGCGCGGTGCCCCGGTCGAAGGTTCGGCCACCGCCAAAGGCAAGGAAGAGGGGCTGGATTTCTATTCGGACTCCCTCTACATCGACAAGGTGCGCAAGGGGATCGACTGCGGCGACTCGATGGACCAGAAGCGCACCCTCCACGATCTGCGCAAGGTCGGCAAGGCGCGCCAGTCCGAATACTGGTCGCGGCTGTTCGACGAGATCTTGTTCATCTATCTCTCCGGAGCCCGCGGCATCAACCCGGACTTCATCTATCCGGTGGGGTGGCAGGGGCGCGCCAACAACGCCCTGACGGCTCCCGACTCCAGACACTTGCTGGTGGCCGGCAAGAAGACCAAGGCGACCCTGGCCAATACCGACAAGTTCGACCTGGCACTGATCGATCGCTTCGTAGCGATGGCTGGGACGATGGGCGGCGGCTCCCAGGGCGTACCGCGAATCATGCCGATCAAGATCGCCGGTGACTCCAAGTATGTCTGCGTGATGCACGACTGGCAGGAATATGACGTGCGCACCAACGCCACCACCGGTCAGTGGCTCGACATCCAGAAAGCGCTGGCCACCTCGGTGGGCGCGAAGTCGCCGATCGCCCTGGGCGGCATGGGTGAGCACAACAACGTCGTGCTGCACAAGCACCCGAACTGCATCCGCTTCAGCGACTACGGCTCCGGCGGCAATCTGGCCGCCGCGCGCGCGTTGTTCATGGGCGTTCAGGCGGCGGTCATCGCCTTCGGCTCGCCGGGTGCGGGGATGCGCTTCGACTGGCACGAGGAGATGGATGATCGCGGCGAGCGGCTGATCATCACCACCAAGGCGATCTTCGGCGTCAAGAAGACCACCTTCAACGGCCTCGATTACGGCTTGGTCGCTGCCGACACCTACGTCGCCGACCCGAACGCCTAGATCCCGGGAGGGGTGCATAACCCCTCCTCTTTTTCCGACTCAGAAAGGAGGGCCTGACGATGGCCTACGAATACAAGGAACACGATGACATCACCAGCAAGCAACCGGTGCCGACCACCAACGAGCCGGCGCTCTTCCCGCTGAAGGCATCCCTGGAAACCAACAGCCTGCAGATGGCGGCCAACGACTGTTACGGCGTGGTGAAAAAACCCGCCGGCTTCAAAGTGGTCGATGGCTATGCCTACGCCGACGACATCGACTCCAACGGGACTCCGGCCGCCGTGCTGACGGTCGCGGCGATGAACGCCGACAAGACCGATATCGTCGCCGGCAAGAAGCTGGTGGCCGCCACGACCGTCGGTCAGGGTGGCGGCGTGGTGCGCATGAACGACATCGGCCTGATGGAAGACGATGGCAGCACCGAGCTGATCATCGGCATCAAGGTCGACACGGCCCCGGCCACCAAAGCCAACGGCACCATCGGCGTGGTGCTTCTTTGCGTTCCGGTGTGATCGCGACGGGGAGGGGCGACGTGCCCCTCCCCGCTTTTTCCAGCGCTCGGATTGAGAGCGGGCCAGGATGATGCACCCGTCCAGGAGGACTGTAATGGAACAGAAGGTTAAGCGATGCGTTCGCTGCCGCAACAATTTCACCGGAGACGGCTCGCTCTGTAGCTTCTGCGTCCAGAAGGCGCAGGAACTTGAGCAACAGCTCCGCGAAGCCAACCGTCACCCCGAGAGCCCGCTGGTGCGCTGCACTATCGACCGCGACGGCCCGACCACGGTGAATTTTGGCCAGGTGCGCTACGTGTTCGAAAAGAACGAGCACGGGCACTACGTCTGTCCGGTGACCAACCTGGGGCACTACGAGCAGCTGCTGCGCACCCCGTTCTATGAGGCATACGAGACCCCGCAACCTCTCGGCGGCGATATCGTCGACCAGCCGATCAACGAGCAGGATAGCCAGGAAGAGTCGGCGGTCATGACCACCCAGGCCGAATCGAACATCGAAGCTCAACCGGTTACTCCGGCCTCGGAAGAAGTGGTTGATGAGATCAACGAGCAGGGCGGCCAGGAAGAGTCGGCGGCAGAGGCTGGCGAGCAGCTTGATCTGGTCGAGGAACAACCGCCCACCCAGGCCGTTCCCGACAAGGGTCGGCAAAGGAGACGCGCATGACCGTCGGTGATCTGTTGCTGTTGATCGCTCCCAGGCTGGCCGGAAAAACTCCGGCCATGCCCCTGGTTGACGCCATCAATTCGGCAGCCCTGTTGATCTTCAAGAGACTGGTCAGCCTGCAATCTGATCTGGTGGCCGAAGAATTTACCCTGGATTACGTCCGTCGCGCCGAGCCAGCCGAGGCCAGCTTGCCGGCAGGTTTCCACGGGTTGCGCGGCAAACCGCGCGTCCAGGGAGAAACGATTGACCTGGAACCGCTCCAGGGGAGCCCTGCACAGTATTCCGGTCAACCGGGAACGCCGACGCATTATCGACTACGTGGTGCCACGCTCATCATCTACCCGGCCCCAGACACCAGCATCTTCGTGGTTGGAGAAGCCTATGTCCGGCCCCCGGCGGTCGCGGTGCCGGCCGATGATCTGCCCTTTTCCGAGATGTTCGATGATCTGCTGCGCGAAGCCACCACAAGACTGCTGGTGGGTACCATGGCGGTGGATCGCGAGTTCGAGGCGTATCTGTTTGCACAAGTCGACATGGTGATGCCGGAACGGGACAGCAACCTGCCGCAGCAGCGCCCTGTGCGGTATTTCTGAGTCTGGAGGGTATGATGACGGTTGCAGAATTGCTTGCCGAAGCCAAACGCCGGGCTCGTGACAGCAGCATCAAGCCGCTCTGGACCGATCCGGAGTGGTTGCTGTTCCTGAACTGGGCGGAACAGGAGGCCTGTCGGCGCGCGGACCTGATTTGGGACACCACAACGGAAAACGTGGCCAGTCTGGCGTTGACCGAAAATACCGGCTGGGTGGCGCTGGATCGCAAGGTGTTGCGTATCGAGCGGGCAGGCTTCGCCGGTCGGCCGCTGCGCCTGGTCGAACGGCCGGCACTGGACGTGCTGTATCCAGATTGGGAAGCGGTTTTCGACGTGCCTCAGCTGTTCATGGTGACCGGCCGCAGTCTGCGCCTTTACCCGGGAAACGCGGCGCAGGGCACCTTGCTCCTGCATGTGTCGCGTCTGCCGAAGACCGACCTGACACTGCAGACGCCCAGCCCCTCCCCGGAAATCCCGGCACAATATCACGAGGCATTGATCAGCGGCATGCTGCATAAGGCCTACCTGAAAAACGACTCGGAAACCTATAACAAAGGGGCCAGCGATCAACACCTGGCCGATTTCGCGCGGGTCTTCGGTCCCGAGCGTCCGGGGGATTTCGTCCGGGTGGTGGCAAAGGCAGCGGCCCGACCACGGGCGGCGTCACCGCAAGGCCAGTCAGCCGCCTCGCCGACTGCGGCTCCGCCCGAAGGAGGCACTGGTGGCTGAGATCGGCAATCCGGTCCTGCTCGCTCCCGGCAGCCTAGTCAACAAGGTTGATCCGCTGCGCAAGGGTAGTCTTGGCGAGAGCGGCGTCCTGCTCGACATGACCCTGGCAGAAAATGTCAACCTGGACGATGTGCGCGTCGCCTCGCTGCGCGAAGGCAGAACATCGCTCATAGCCGGTGTGCCGCACAGTTTCTGGGTCAATCCGCTGGATGACACCGAAGCCTATTATGTTGAGAACCGCGCCCTGATGCGTCTCAATCTTGACGATACCGCCACGCCGGTCACCATGCTGGTTGCCGGGGCGCTTCCGGAGGATCCGCCCGTGGAAGTCGTTGTGACTCTGGCCAACAACAACCCACTGATCTTCGAGCCGGTCAACGATGACGTGGTGATCACCAACGGCAGCGATATCGGCTGGCTCAAGGCCGGGGTCTACACACCGTTCGCGCCGACCCTTGGCCAGTTCGAGGCGGTCATGCCGGCCGGGCAGTTCCTGGCGTTTTTCAACGGCGTCCTCTATGTCGCGGCCGGGCAGGTGATATATGCCTCCAAGCCGTACAATGTCGAGGTGTGCGACGAGCGGTTCAACGCCATTCCCCTGGCCAGCGCCGTGCGGATGCTGGCCTCCGTCGGTGACGGCTTGTGGATCAGCACCTGCACCGAGGTCGTCTTTCTGGCTGGTGGCGGTACCGAGGAGTTCGTCTACTCCGCCAAGGCCAATACGCCAGCCCTGTACGGCGCGTTTACCACCGACTACGCCACACCTGGGGACGTGAACAGCAAGATCGTTGTCTGGGTGTCGGAAGACGGGCTTCACGAAGGGCGCTCCGGTGGCGCCTTCGTCAAAAAGACCAGTGACGATCTGGCCTTCCCAAAGGCGACCAGCGGCAAGGTGTTCAAAAAGGTCGTCAATGGCATCGAGCAGTGGATCGCCGTCATTCACAACCCACTGGCCGGGGAGGTTTACACACCCAAGGCCGTTACCGTCGATTCGTCGGCTGCGTGAGGAATGCGATGACCATCAGAATCTCCACGGCACTACGCAACGCCCAGGCGCAAGGCTACGGTCTTGGCGAGCTGCTGCGCGATTGCGTCATGTACTTGTACGGCGTCAATCAGGCCGCCAGCGCCGACGACGAACCGGCCGCAGCGCCCCTGGCCGCAGTGACGGTGGATGCCGCCACATACGTTCCGGCAATACCCGCCACGGCCACACTGACCCTTGCCGCCATGGCCGGCACCATCGACACGCTGACTCTCGGCGGCGGCGCGCACAACTATCTGGGCGGAGCCGTGACAATTGACGAGGCCGACCTTCCTGGCTCCTTAGCTGCGGTCGCCGCGGCCATCAACGCCACCTGCAGCCCGATTGCCCTGGTGGCGGTCTCGGATGGCGTGGATACAGTCACGCTCTCGGCGCCGAACTGGCTGGGAGCCGGCGCCAATGGCCTGACCATCGCCACCACGCAGACAGGCGCCCAGGTCACGATCAACGGCGGCAGCTCCAGCGCAATCGGCGGCGCCGGGGCCACGGCCGGCGTCAACGCAACCGCCGGACTGAACTTTCTGTTTCCTGCCGTCGGCGGGGTGCTCTCGAAAAATGCCGACACCTGGCAGGGCTATGCCGATGCGCGCGGGCTGCTGCGCTCGTTCCGGATGGTTGCCGGCGGTTCGGCGCCAACGGGACCGGGAGCAAGTAATCTCCGCTTCGATGGCTCGGTGGGCGTTTCCGGCGCAGACCTCGATGTCGATCTGGTGGTGGTGGGTGAGTATTATAAGATCACCGTCAATGATTTTTCCGTGACGATTCCGGCAGAGTAAAACCATGCCAGCGCCCCAGCACGGCTTTTCCTTCGATGATCTTTACAGCGACCTGATGCTGACGCAGGGCGCCCTGATGTATTACACATTCAATAACCCCAACAAGCTCGGAACGTGGGGCTACGTCTACGATGAAAACGATCCTTCCCCATCGTCAGCCAGCGCCCGCTCAATCTATTCCATGGAGAACGCCCCAATCAACCGGAACTATCCATCAATCCTGAAAGAAGCATCCAGATTTTCTCCGACAGACGCCGTAAAAAGGTGCTGGGCCTTCCCTGTATCGGGTGGGTATTCAGGCTATCTTGCCGCGCCTACGGCCTGGGCCAACCTGCTTGGTGGAGCTACGGCCATCAGTGTTTGCGGTTGGTTTAGGCCCGGGCAAAACGAAGTTAGTGATGGCGAGAAACTCTTTTCGCTCTCCGGAACGGATGTTTGGCCGCCGCGCACCCTGACCATATTTTTTAGACCGTCACGCCGCCTACAGATATACATCGCAGCCGCCGTGTATCCATATAAAACCGCGTCGATCTACACGGCAAACAATGCCTATCGTGCCAATATGTGGCATCACTACGCTGGCATATTCGACTACGACAATAAAATTCTGAAACTTTATGTCAACTCAAGAAACGTCGCTCAAGTGGCCTTCCCCGCTGATTTTCCAGAGACGGCCTTCACTCTTGGTGGAAACCCGAAAACGCACAATCCTATTGCGGCGGGACAAGACGGTGCCTGTGACGGCCTGGCCCTGTTCAATCGGGTTTTGACTGACCAGGAAATCCTCGACCAGTACCTGCTCGGAGCCGGCACCATCAACCAGAGCCACAACTATCAACACATTCGCCGGCCGCGTGTCGGCCAGTATTCCGTCAGGCACATGCGCCTGTAAAAGGAGATCCACCATGTCCGATGTTTTCTGTCTCGCCCAAACCAGTGAAGTGGCCCTGACCGGCGGTGTCGAGCGCACCGTTCTGATGATCTGCGCACCGGCCAACCAGCGCGTGCGCCTGCTCGGCTGGGGTGTGTTTTTCGACGGTATCTACGTCACGGCTCAGCCTGTCGAAGTGACCCTCTATAAGGTCAGCGTCGACGGCACGCTGACTCCAGTGACGGTCACCAAGACCCGCCCGGCCGCCGACGTGCCCACGCCGAACACGACTGCCAAAGGCGCGGCCACGGGCGCGGACCCGACCGTTTCCGAAGTGGTCGATATCCTCGAAGTCCATCCCCAGGCCGGCTACGAGGTCAAATACCCGCTCGGGCAGGAGATCGTTCTTGCCGGTGGCGAGAAGCTAGCCATCAAGTGCCTGGCGGCCGAGACCGTGAACGTCCGCGCGAAGATGCATTTTGAGGAATAAGCCGTGATCGCCGGCATCCGGTCTGCCTACGTCAGATCACCGTACTTCACCTTCTGGTTGCATCACGACGAACGCCAGCTGTCCGGAGCGGTCGCGCTACCCAAGCCGACCGCTGCCGGAACGGCCTCCGTTGCGTCAACCGCCAACGCGGCCGGCTATGTTGGCCCGGATGATGTGCGGGCGCTGCAGGTGTTCGCGATCAATGCCAAGACCGGGGCGCATTCGACCTACACCAACTTCCCGGTCAACTCCCTGCAGGTCTTTGCTGGGAGAGTAGTGGCAGCCCTGGATGACGGACTCTACGAGCTGGGCGGCACGACCGATGCCGGCGCCGCCATTCAAGCTCGGCTGCGCTGGGCGCCGTCGGATCTGGGCTCAGACCTTCAAAAGCGGATAGATGCGGTTATCCTGCGCATCCGCCGTGGTGGCAATGGAGTGGTGACCGCGCTGGCTGACGAAACCGAGGAAATTGTTTATCCGGCGGGCGGCAGCAACGTCTCCGGGGGGATCGAATACCGGCGCGTGGATGAGATGGCCAAGGACCACGAGGGCCGCCACTGGCAGTTCGGCTACGACAACCAGGGTGCCGACTTCGAGTTGTTCGACCTCGAAGTGCTGCCGATCCTGCTCGGTCGTCGGCTGAAAAGGCAGTAGCGTGGCCACGCCGATCAAAAAAAAGCTCCTCGATCCAGCGGCGGCGCCCTACCTCGGGTACTGTCAAAACCGGCTGTTGCAGCTCGATCGGGTGCGGCGCCAGACCGGCCTGGTCAAGATGAAAAAGATCGTATCGATCGCCGGCTTCTTCGCGCTCCTGGAATGTACCGACGCATCGCGCAATATCACCTTGTGGTCGCAGGGCTATCAACTGTTCCAGCTGCGTGCCTACCATTGGCCATGGTACGCCGACGACATGCTGCTGGTGGCCATGAACGGCGTCAACCGTCTCGGCCGCAAGCCGCGCTCGGGTGTTTCCGGAGATGACTATCTGACGTGGAACCAGTGGATCCTGACCTATAGCGCCAGCGAACTACAGTCCTATTCCTGTGCCGCCGACTACTGCCACCGGCTGTATACCACCCGCGACAATTGGGTCTCGACCACGCTCGGTGGCGCGCGCGTCCTGATCATGACCAGGGGCGCTCCGGCCACGGAGACCGTCCCGCTTGGCCCCTACGACCTGATGACCGTGACGCAGGACGGGAACAGCTTCAACTATGCGGTCGTAGCGTTCGAAATCCCAGGCGACCCGGGAGCGGACCCACCCTACGCCAGCAAGGTCGGCGGCACGGTGGGCGGCGTGACCGTCCGGGCCATGCCGATCACGCGCGGCTATACCGCCAAGGACGGCAATGCCGGTGGCTGCGCGGCGAACGCCGACGGCTGGCATGTCTATTACCGGGAGCAGGACACCACAGGCACATGGCACCCGTACCTGTTGACGTTTAACAACAACCTGAATCTGACCAGGCAACTGACGCTGCCGGTCGACCTGCAGGTGCATAAGATGCGCGGCAAGTCCGACGCCGGCACTTTTGAAATCCGCTGCGGCAGTAACGACATCTTCCTGCTCGGTGTCAACGCCGCCGGCACCTCCAACTATCTGGTGCGCGTGGATGGCACCGGGACGATCACGACCCGTTCCTGGGCGGTGGGCGACGACAAGATTACCGACCTGGCAATCGGCACCGAGAACGTCTTCCTGTTGACGCAATACAAGCACCCCGAGGCCGATCGCAGCTACACCGACAATATCCCCGTTGCCGACGGCTACCCGATCAGCGGCGACCGCTACGCCTACAAGTACACGGTGAAAATCAGCAGGATGCCATTCGACCTGAGCAGCGTCGTGGATGACGAGCTGCACAGCGAGTCACGCTACTCCTGCAACGAGCATGGACTTTATCATTATCCGTCCATCGCCGTGGATCGCGTGGCCGAAGGGAACCTCTACTTCGCCTACGCCGAAGGCTACTTCCACTGCTACCCGGATTATCCGGTGCCGCCATGGACCTTGGCGCAGCTGGAGACGTTCCCTTACACTTCGACAACCGCCAATCACCAGTTTGCCGTGAAGATCAAATCATTCAAGATCGGCAGGACCAGTCTGGTCCTGCAAAAGACCGACGCCACCACAGGCGACTATGGCCCGTATTTCTGGCCGGGCGGGGTTATTGGCGACCGGCATTATGGCCTGATCATGGGCAAGATATAAGGAGCACACCACATGGCCGACAACTCAGCACTCTTGACCTACGTCCAGGACCAACTCAACAGCCTGCTCTCCGATGCGCAGTCGGCCGTGAGCGGCCTGCAGGCCGCCGCCAGCAGCTACATCACCCATATCATGAGCACCCATTTTGCCAGCATCCCCGATTGGACCGAGGATGCCGTGACCGCAATCAACGCTTCCGCCAAGACGGAACTCCCGGCAACCAGGCCCACTCTGGCGCTGCCGGTCTTTTCGCTCGACCCGAGCAGCTACCTGCCGGCGAATATGACGGAGACCTATCGCTACGATTCCGATTTTTTCGACACGTTCCTTGATGCCGATCTGCGCGCCTTTATCGCCGACGAGTCAAAATTCATCACCACGACGGTGCAGGAGGCGATGTTCGGCCTGACGCGCGACCGCGATCTGCAAACGCTCTCCGATGCGCTGGACGCGACCACCCGGGTGCAGTCGGCACGCCGCGGCTTTCCTATCCCGATCAGCATGCTCAACGCCGCCCAGAACGACCTGGCCAAAAAACACCAGGATATCTCCGCCGATCGCAACCGGGAGATTACCGCGCTGGTTGCCGAGCGCGCCCATGATGGTCGCAAGCACGCCATCGATGCCGGACTGCGCATGGAGGATATCCGTTCGCGGGTGCAGTTGGCGTTCCATGACCTCTACTGGAAAGCCTCGGACATGCTGATTCGCAAGTATGAGACCGAAGTGCGCGCCAAGCTGGCCGAGCTGCAAAACGAATGGGAGCAAGTCCAGGAGCTGAACAAGATCAAGGCGCAGAACGCCGACCTGTCTTCCGATCAACTGAAACGGGTGGCCGCCAAGCAGCTACAGCGCCTGGCCACCATGGTCAGCGATTGGAACGCCAGCGTCCAGGCCTGGCAGACCAGTCTGCACGAGCGAGTCAACGCCGCCGCGGCGGAAGTCACCTACTATCAGAATGCAGTGGTTGGGGCGTCGGGGATGATCACCGGGCTCGACCTGAACGACAAAACCGGAACGGCCTGAGGAGGAGACCATGGCGATCGAGGCGATGAAGAAAAAAGAGGACGAAGCGACCAGGGGCTCGACAGCCGGAATGATTTCCGTTCCGAAGCCGGCGGCAGGCATGGTGGCGGCCGGCGCCGTCCCTACGTTTACCAATCTGGAACGGACGGCCAGTCAACAGAATCTGAAACCCATGACCGGCATGCCGGGCGTTTTCAGCAATGTGCCCGGTGATGATGTCGGCAAGCCCGGAGGCGGACTGACCATCGTCCCGGATACCGGTAATATCACCATGACTCCAAACGGGCAGGGTTTTGTTGCCGGACCGGCGCGGGGCATGGCTCCGGTAAATAATGCTGCGGGGACGGGAATGACGACGCCGGTCACGCCTGCCGCATCCGTGCGGGGCACCCGTGCGGACGGAACGCCGATGAGCGCCGCCGAACTGGGCATGTGGGACAAGGTGGCAGCGGCACAGAATAACCGGGACAACCGGTCGGCAAGCGGCATGGATGCCTTTGAAGGCGAATCCATCCAGGATGTGATTGGCGATACCAGGCTGTCCGGTGTTGGCGGGCTGGCGGCGCTGCGTCTGGCGGCCGGTCTGTCGAATCGATCCATCGCCTCCGGGCAGCGCTCATTCATGCGCGGCATGAAAATGGCTGATCTGCAGAACGAGGGGGCGCGTACCGATATTTACCGCATGAATGCCGAACGGGAAACAAAGGAAGCCGAGGGGCGACTGGCCATGCAGCCGGCGGAGCTGGATCTGTTGAAGGCCCAGGCGGAAAACTACCGGGCCGACGCCAAGGCCACCGCCGAAGGCAAGGCCTCCGATCTTCCCGCCGAGGCACGATTTATCGATTATCTCATGACCAAGCATGGCCTGGCGCCGGAAAAAGCTCGCGAGGAAGCCAAGCGTGCCAAGGAAAATCCGCGGGTGTGGGCGGCCAACCATTACGCCAACTTACTCACGGCCGAGAATGAGCGCCTGCTGCTTGACGGCGAAAGCCGCAGGTCGCCAGAAGAGCTGAAAAAGCAGGCGGAGGAGGAAGCGAAATTCTTCTTTGGACAGCAGCAAGCCGAATCCACACCACCGCCGGCCGCTGGTGGCATGACTATGCCAGGCGCAGTGAGGCAAATCTATGTCGTGCCGACCACCCAACGAGCCCAGGCGACGGCACAGGCGCTCAACCCGGGAATGGCAGCTCAACCTGCGCCGACTGCCGTAAAACCACAGCCGCCAGGGAAACCCATTGATAAAGCGACAGCGCAGGCAATCCTACAGGAAGCCAAGGGAGACAAGGCGACAGCGCGGCAACTGGCTAAAGAGAGGGGCTATACGCTGTGAGTGATATTTTCGACGAGATTGGCAACGAACCGGTCCCGCCGAAACGGGACATCTTTGATGACCTCATAGACGATATGGCGACGGTTAAGCCGGAACGTTTTCGCCAGCCTCCATCCGTGTCCGGAATGGCTCCAGCCGGATTCAATAAGGCCGTGGTTGGAATCGCTTCGGAATCCGACAAACAAGCCAGGGCGGAAGCCGACTATCTCGTAGACAACCTGGAAAGTGTCGTGCGCCCGCCACCGGGGATGGCACTTGCACAGGGAGCGAAGGGAGTTGGTGGCCTGGTCCGGCAGGTCGGCGATCTGACTGGTGCCGATAGCCTGGCGGAAGCTGGGATTGAGATGGCTGAGGCGGGCGAAACGGCCACTGTTGGTGCGCGCGAAGAATATCCGCTCCGGCCTGGATCATGGGCTGAAGATGTTCGTGGTGGCTTGACCAGCACCGTCATGCAGGCGCCATTTTTAGTGGCGTCCCTGCCCTTGGCGGCAGGCGGCATGGCCACGACTGCCACCGTGGCTAATCTGGCGCCGCTGGTGGGGATCACCGAGGGAGATGCTTATGACAAGTACCGAAACGAGGGTTTCACGCCGGGTATGGCCTCGTTGGGTGCCGGCATTGAAGGTGCGATCGAGGGCGTGACAGAATTTGTGCCAATGCGACAGATCCTCAAGGTCGCCTCCCCGGTCGTCAAAAAAAGTATTCTGGAATTCGTACAAGGTGCCTTGAAATATGGGGGGCAGGAACATATCGGTGAAACGCTGGCCACGCTGGGACAGGATTTGACCGAGCGTGCCATGGCCCAGCCCGGAGTAAGCGCCGAAGAGCGCGAACGTAATCTGCTCGCCTACTTCGAGGCAGACCCGTCCACCGGGCTGATCCCGGCCTGGGAGAATTTCAAGTCGACACAGGTGTCAACCGCCACACAAAACTTGCTGATGGGTGGTATCGGCGTAGGTGCCGGCATAGCCGGAAACCGGTCAGCGAGTCCGTCGCCGCCCGCAGGGCCACTGCAAAGAAGTATCGCCAAGACAGCGGCATCGACCGCAGAGGCCCAGGCGCCTCAGTCTTCCACCGCAACGACCGGAGATGTCTTCGATCAACTGGACCAGGAAGGGTTGATCGGCGAAATGGAGGAGCCAGCCGGCCCCATCACGGCACCGCAAGGAGAGTCGGCCGGGGTATTGGATGAGATCGTTGCGCAAAACGCCACCATTGCCGGGTCGGCGTTGTCGACTACCGATCAGGGCGAAGCAATCAAGGCCTTTGCCGATCGGATCGTTGCTGGCGATAAGCAGTGGTCGCCCGACGATCAACTGTTCTATCTGGACTATTCCATAGAGATCGAGCAGGAATTAAAGCGACGGCAGGATGAAGAGCCGATTCTGTTGGATGATCTTATTCAAGATGTCCATCAAGAGAGTGGACAGCAAGGAGCAACCGATGATTTGCCCGAAATGCGGAAAGAAACAGGCGGCACGCAAGAAGCGCCACCAGTGCGGGGAGAGAATGTAGACGACGATCAGCACCTGGAGACGATGCTGCGCAAGAGCCAGGAGTTGCAGCAACTGTTGATCGAGGCCGGCTATGCCAAGGGGAGTGGCGTGTCATCAGAGGGTTTGAAATTGGTCTCTTCGGTGGCCAAGGACAACAAGCTGCGCGACTGGCCGGATACGCAGAATGAGGCGGACTATGACGCGCTGATCGGCAGGGTGCGGGAAACGATCGGCCGCGGTACAGTGGAGCAGGTCAACCCGGCGCCACCGACGCCACTGGACACCCAAGCGCACGAGGCCGCCACCTCCCCGGCCAACGAGAAGGGGCATATCACGCTGCACGGGCTGGATATCTCCATCGAGAACCCGGCCGGATCGACACGCAAGGGGACCGATGAGACCGGACGGGAATGGTCGACGGACTTGCAGTCCCACTACGGATACATCAAGGGGACGGTCGGCAAGGACAAAGATCATATCGATGTGTTCATTAAGCCGGGGATCGACGAGACCACGGCGGGAGAACAGGTCTTCGTGGTCGATCAGAAGAATGTCAAGTCCGGCAAGTTCGATGAGCACAAGGTGATGGTAGGTTTCTCGTCGGAAGATGAGGCGCGCGCGGCGTACCTGGCGAACTACGATGAGACCGGGCCGCAGCGAATCGGGGCGATGACCGCCATGCCAGCGGCTGATTTCAAGGGTTGGCTGCAGAGTGGCGACACAACCCTGCCGGCTGCCGGGACCAAGTATCGCCTTCCAGCTCCGCCCTCTGAAGCGGATGCGTCTCAGCCGTTGGAGACAACGCCGGTTGTGTCTCAGAAAGGGCCCAAAAGCGAGAAGCACACCGCCCCGTCAAAACCGTCCGCCGTGCCACTGGCCCATCTCGGCAGTCGCATGAAGGCGATTACGGGCTTCGATACGTCGCCGGAAAACACGCGCCTTGCCGATGCCTTCCTTGCCGAGAATGGTGGTCAAAAGGTTCTTGCTCTGTCGAAGGTTGAGTACGAAAAGCGGCTCAAGACGTTCATTGCGGCCGAGAAGGCCCCCGCGCCTTCGGCACAAGCCAAGACGCCGCCTCAGGCTATGGCGTCAAAGCCGAGCTATCCGCGCCTTATGCAGCAGTTCGCCAAGCGTGGCCTGAAACTGAGTGCCAAACAGGCCGACGGCTCGTTCCTGATCACGCACCGCGACAGCGGTGAGCAGGTGCATCGCGCTGCCGATCTGGCGGACGTGCAGGTTTATGCCACGGCGGAAGAGGTGACCACGGAGCAAGCTCCCGCAAAGGTGGCCGCTGCCGTTCCGGCTACAGTCGACACGATGGGCATCCCGCCCGCCTCGGTCGAGTTCATCAATGGCAAAGTGACGGCCATGGGCAACTATCAGGCCGTGGCCGATTTTTACAAGTCGGACAGCACGATTGACCAGTATGCCCGCGCGCAGGCGGCCAGGGTGTACGGTGAGCCGGCCAAGCCAACCAAGACCGTTACCAGGAAAAAGCCGGCCATTGCCCCGGCGAAAACAGAGAAAAAGATCACGCCCACAACCACACCTGATGGCTACGGCGTGGAGAACAAGGTCTTTACCGCCGAGCGTGCCGATGCCGCCCGGGAGCTGCTGCGCAAGAAACTCTCGCAACTCAATGCCGGGATCGATCCGGAGATGGTGCAAGCCGGTATTGAGTTGGCCGGTTATCACATCGAGGCAGGAGCCCGGACCTTTGCCGCCTACTCGAAAAAGATGGTCGAGGATCTAGGGGATGCGGTCAAGCCGTTCCTGCGCTCGTTTTACGCGGCGGTCCGCAACTATCCTGGCTTCGATGCAACCGGCATGGAGAGTGACGAGGCGATCGAAAGCCAAGAGGCACTGGCCAAGGTCGAGGCCTCGGCGGCGAAGCCGGTCAAGAGCAAGGGGAATGTGCGACGGCTGCAAGGGGATTACGGCGTCGCGGCGATCGACGGCTACACCGAGGCCGGTGGCCGCGCGAAGGAACTGTTCCTGCGGGACGTACGCAACTACCTGCAGGCGCTGGCCAAAGTGTTCCAGGAACAAGGCTGGGAGGTGGAAAAGCCGAGCGTCAACGCGGGCGGGGTCGCCGGCAGCGGCGCCGGTTCGCTGATCGTCTTCAAGCCTGGGAGCGAATACGGCGCCTACATCAACATCGAGGGCGGCATGAAGCTTCCGGGGACGCAGGAGTCGCCGTCGGGTGTGCGCTTCATGTACCGGGCGACGACCCGCAAAAGCAAATACACCGGGTTGGTCAATCGCTGGGATGCGCCGTGGGATGCGACCACGGCAGAACTGGCCGGGCTGATGGTGACCGAGGTTGAGCGGCAGGAGGATACCGAGCAGGCGAAGGTGAAAACCAAGACCGAACCGGCCATCCCGCCGGCAGAAGAGTCGACCGGCTACGTCTTCCCTGATCAGCGTTCGGTGGTGACGGAGGAGGATATCCCCAGTTTTGTGCCGGAGGATTATCTGGAGCTGGTCTATCAGTCGCTGCTCCTGCCGGAGACTCACCTGATCAAAACGCCTGAGCGTGAAGCTAAACGCAAGGAATGGGCCGATAAACTTTACGATGGCGGCGCCAAGAATAAGGAGCGGCGGGTCGATGTCGTGCTCGGGTTAGCGGCCAGCGGTAAGTCGAGTATTGCCAAACCTCTGGCGAAAAAACACGGGTCTCTCCTGTTG